AAGGCCAGGGCAAGATGCCGATGGTCGGCGGTACGGAAGAGATCAAGGCGATCAACCTGACCGCCGAGGGCGACAAGGCCCTCTATCTGGCCTGGCAGGAATACCTAAAAGTGGAAATTGCCACGTCGTTCGACCTGTCGCCGCAAAACCTTGGCGTCGAGCGGGACGTGAACCGGAATACGAGCGAAACGGCGGAAGATAGGGATCGTGACCAGGTTCTCAAACCTTACGCCGACCTGTTGAGCAGCCACATCAACCGCAACGCCATCGAAGGCTTGCTTGGATTCAGCCAGATAGAATTACGATGGATTGGCCTGGACTCTGAAGATGAAGCTGAAACTAGCAAGATAATGGAAACCTACTATAAATCGAATGTGCTGGTGCCAGACGAAATCCGTGATAGACTTGGGTTGCAGCCATCTGACACTGTTTGGGGTCAATTAACCTATGCCGACACACAGATTGCTCTTTCAGCGGCCCGCGGATCAGCTATTGTTGATGATCCAGATTTGAAATCTGACGGCACAGGAAAGCAAGGCACGAAGAAAAAGGGTAAGAAATAACACGGGCAATAAAGAGGTTACAGCCTCGATATCGCCCTAACCAATTAACCTGATATAAAGGCTATATGGCTGAAGAGGATACTACAGAACCGACTAAATATTGCAAGTTCTGTGATAGCCACAAGCCTACATCGACCTTCCAGAAAGAGCGTTACAAAGACAGGTTTGTATATCGCACAAAATGCTGTATTTGCCGCAACGTCGATCAAAACCGCCGCCACCGCAAGCGGCATCCACCAATTCCAAAGAGTAAACGAACGCGAGAGCAGCGTTTAGCATACAAGAACCAGTGGTATGCTGCAAATAAAGAGAAGATTGCTGCCGCGCAGAAAGAACGGCGATGCCGCTTGAAAGCTAACTTCGCCAGAGTCAATCAAAACTGGCGTCTGAACAATCCTGAAAAATGTCGGACGTATGTTAGAAATCGCAGGGCTCGTATCCGTAATTGCCAAGGTTCACATACCGACGAAGACGTTGCCAATATCTATAAGTTGCAAAAAGGAAAGTGTGCGGGATGCAATAAGCCTCTCGGCGACAAATATGACGTGGATCACATCAAGCCTCTTATACAGGGCGGGGAGAATAATCCAAGAAATCTTCAGCTAATGCATGCCTATTGCAATCGCTCCAAGGGAGCCAAGGATCCGATCCAGTTCATGCAGGAAAAAGGATTTCTCCTGTAGCCGACGTACAAATCGCCATCTCGGCGGCCCGCGGCGCGGCCAAGGTGGAAGATTCCGAGCTGCCCGGAGCATCTACCGGCAAACAAACAAAACCGAAGAAAACCAAATAACCATTTGATATAGGAGTTCAAAATCATGGGCATTGACGTACACACCATCGACCAAATGAACGGCAGCCAGTTCAACCGTCAGGACCGAGTTCTGATGGGAATGCTTAATGGCGTGGCGACCCCCGCTTCGGCAACGTCCGTTAGCGTCCTCGGCGCGATCACTGCCGGCACCGGCTTCACCAGTCTCAGCACGGTTGCGCTTGCGCCTACGGGTGGCACCGGATCGGGTCTGACCGCCGTACCGACCTCGCTCAAGAACATATCCGATACGATTGCCACTGCTGGCACCGGCTACGCGATCAATGACACCATCACCCTCGCTGGCGGCACGTTGCAGCCAGGCGGCCCGGGCGCGGCTACCGTCCTGACGGTGAGCAAGGCACAACTCGTCGGATTGGCCATCAACGCAGGTGGCACCGTGTATGTTGTAGGCGACACCATCACCCTTGCAGGCGGTACATTTACAACGGCTGCAATTGTTACTGTCACCTCGGTCGCCTCTGGCGTTATCACCGGGTTCAACATCACTACGCCCGGCGTTTACAGCGCGGAGGCTTCCACCTTCACGCAAGGCTCTACTACCTCTTCAGCGGGCACAGGCGCGACGTTCAAGACCGCAGTCTGGGGTGTGCAGGCCGTCACCGTTTCGACGGCAGGCGCCTACACAACCGTTCCAACGTCGCCCGTGGCGCAAGGCAGCACCTCCGGTTCAGGCACCGGTGCAACCTTTACCGGTGTCTGGGGTCTCGGCTCTGCTCAGATCACGAACAGCGGCAACTATTCCGCTGCACCGTCAATGACAGTTACCGACAGCGCGGCCGGTACGGGCGCGTCCATCGCAACCGTCACGCTGGGCGGCAACGGGAACCCGATCTTCGTTCCGGTAACGTTCGACTTGCCTTCTACCTACAACGTGCAGGTCGAGCCGAGCATGAACTGTCAGACCTACGTCCCATACGCCTCGAAGCTCAACACCGGATTCACCGTCGCCCTGGTTCCACCGACCACCGGCAGCACACTTGCGGCGGGGACCGTTGACGTACTCGTAATCGCTTAACCCAAGATCAAGGAGACGCCCACATGGCATCGAACAAGAAAAAGCCCGCAGACCAGAAACCAGAAGATGAAGTGATCGACGGCCAGGAGCAGGTGAGCGATGAAGCCCCGGAAGAGTCCGCTGCGGACGCCGATGGCCAAGTAGATGATGTTTCATCTTCGGAGGATTCCGACGCCCCCATCGTCGCCTCCGCATCGGTCGCTCAGCCTACCGACCTGCATGGTCGCTTGACCAAGGCAGTGAAAGCGCTATCGCCGCACGCCGGACAGGAGAAGACCTTCGCCCTCCACCAACTCGAATTGCTCACCGGGCGGCTGAAAATGGCCATACCGGCTGGCATCGCGGCCACGGAAGATGACGATCTGCGTTCCGGCCTCGAAGCAGTTCTCGCCCTGCTGTAGCCATGTCCCTCTCGAAAAAAGAACGCGACGCACTTCCCGACAGCGACTTCGCTGTGCCGGGGAAGCGCGAGCTGCCCATGCACGACGAGAAGCATCTGCGGCTTGCCTGGTCTCAACTCTCCCGAACCGAGGGACTGACCGATGCGGAACGCACCGAGGCCCGCGAGCGGATCAACAACCGCGCCAGGGAACTCGACATCGACACCAGTAAATGGAAGGCCGAGGCGGAAGACACCGTCACCGGCCTCAACGTCACCCTGCACGCGATGGCGCTCAACGTGCCCGACACACCGGGACACCCGAACAAACTCCCCTTCAAGGGCATCCTCACACGCATCGACGAGCCGTCCGACGCCGCCCCCGAGGGCAGCAACGGCAAGCGGGTGCTTCTGACCCGCGCCGCGGCTGAAGAAGCTCTCCCCACTCTTCTTGGGATGCCGGTCGATGCCAAGGCCAACATGGGCGGCCACGACGTGAAGGCCAAGGTCGGCACGATCACGGCCGCGACCATCGAGGGCAACGCCATCCACATCGAAGGCTTTTTGTACGCCGCCGACTTCCCCAAAGAAGTCAGGCGGATTCAGTCCGAGCGGAATGATCTGGGTTTCTCCTGGGAGATGCAGAACATTTTCGTCGAGGACACTACCGCAGACCCGCTGGTCATCACGGGCTGCATCTTCACCGGAGCTGCGATCCTGTACAAGGACAAGGCTGCATACACAACCACATCACTGGCCGCGCAGGCCGAGGAGAACAACGATATGTCAAAGGAAATACTTGAAGCAATCACCAATCTGACCACTCAGGTCGGCACAGTAATCACCACGGTGGGCAACGTCACCGGCAGGCTCGACAAGATCGAAGCTTCCCAGGCCGAAACCACCGCAGCCATGCAGGCCGGCAAGGAGCACATGGCGAAAGTTGAGCCGCACGCCGCCGCACTGGAGAAGGTTGCGGACGACATGGAAAAAGACGGCATCGGCGGTCATCCACGCATGGGCCACGTCAAGGCGTGCCGTGCAATGGCGGACCACCTTCGTGCAGCTGCCGCAACCGGCAAGCTGGCCGATTCCTGGCCCGGCTTTGACGGTTTCTACGCTGCTGCCGAGGTGAAGACGGAAGTGAAGGCTGATCCGGTGGAAAGTGCAGAGGTGAAGGCCCTGAAGGACAAGGTCGCCAGCCTCGGCACCACCGTCGCCGATATGAAGGCCGCGTCGGCCCGCCAGTCGGCTCCCGCCGAACGCAAGACCCTGTCGCCGCAGATCACGGCGTTGCTTGCTCGCAACGGCGTAACGCTGCCCAGCGGTGAGGATTCAAAAATCGCCGTGGCCGATATCGACAAGGCGTTCGCCTCTTCCGGCCTCGAACCCATCAAACGCATGGAGCTGAAGAACGCGCTCCTCAAAGCCGGCATTCTCGCAGCTTAACCCAACCCAACCCATCAGGAGTATTACACCATGACCATTAATCCAGCACTCGGCGCTCAGTTCGTCGGTTCAATGGAAGCTGCGGCCGACTTCCTCGGCAACGGCGCCATCGAAGTCAACATGTACGAGACCGAGATTTTCGATCTCGTCCGCCGCTCCTCCCCCATCATGGAGCGGATCAAGGCGGAACCGGCCAACGGCCACCCGCATCGCTTCTTCGAGGAAACCGCCATCGGCCAGGGCGCGTTCAGCGACCCACGCACGATCAGCTACACCGCAGGAGGCCCGACCCGTGCGGAGCGCGTGATCTACATCAAGGCGCTCGTCAACGGCTCCAACTTCGGGCTGTTCGACGTGCAGGTCACCCAGCAGCAGGGCCAGTTCAGCTACGTGGAGGCCAAGGATGTCAACGACATCGTCAACGGCATCCAGGTCGTCCGCTGCCAGGGCATCTGGCAGGGTACGGATACGTCCTACAGTTCGCCTTCCACCATCCAGTATTACGGCCTCTTGAACCAGGTCACCCAGCAGGCGACCATCGCCCCGGGTGCGTCGATCATCGACGGCATCAAGGCGCAGGTGGCCAAGATGGTGGCGAACACCAGCTACGTGGTCCGTCCGACCGCCATCTGGGTGAACCCCATCGTCGGCGATTTCATCGACCGCGAGGCCAAGGCCCAGCAGATCACCATGAACACCGTGGAAGTCGTCGGCGGCGTGAAGGTGAAGGCACTCTCGACGCAGGCCGGCGAACTGCCGATCCTTTCCGACCCGTTCCTGCCCAGCAGCACCGCTTCGGTATACGGGTTCTCGGCCCCACCGACCGGTTACCAGAACTATTTCTGCGCCATCCTGAGCGAGAACCACATCAGCCGTCCGTACATCGACGGCGGCAAGAACAACGGCGGCATGCCGCAGCTGTTCCAGCTCGGCCTGGTCGGCGACTTGCAGAAGAAGTTTGTGGGGGTTTGCTTTGACGCCGTACTTGCGAAGGGCAATTCTTATGCCCACGTGATCGTAGCCATCCAGCGGCCTTAATAGTTGCGCTAACAACGTAATAGCGCTATAGAGGAAAGGAAGGCCGCGTCATCTCGGCGCGGCCAACTTTCAAGGAGACCGCCATGTTCGTTTACCTACCGCACAAGAAGGCCACGCACACGATGCACATCTGCCCCGCCGGCGACCCCCGGATGAAGGGCGAAATGCCAACCGAATGGGTGGACGACAAGAACAACGCCCTTACATTCCAGGTGGAATTCCGCAAGGGCAAAGCCGAAGTGGATGACAAGATCGGCAAATACCTGATCGAGACCGGCCTTGCCCGCAAGACGAAACTCATACTTCCGGAGGATGAAGACTGATGCCGCAGGTAACATCGTTAGGCGAAACTGGTAATCAGGTCAACCCTGGTCCCGCCATGCAGTCGCTTGTTCCGGCGGCCGTTCACGGCCTCGGAGCCTCGATCCCACTATCCAGTTCGATCACCTCGAACCTGATCTTTTCCGACGGCTACCAGCTCGCGGCCATAGGCGTTACCTCCAGTCAGGCGGGCGCTATCACCGTTCAGCGTTACATGGACGACGCCGGGACGATCAAGCAAGGGGCCGCTCTCACCGCCAGCCTGACGGCAAGCACCGCCCAGGTCCTGAACATCACTGACGGCTATCCGTTTGCTTCCTTCACCGTCAACATCAGCAACACGAGCGGCTCGACGACTGCAAATCTCACGAACCTTGGCATCCTGTTACAAGCGAAGTAGGTATCAGCGATGACCGCCGTCGCTTACGTCCAGCCCGTCGAGTACGCCGCTTGCGGCATACCCGACGCTACGACTGCACAGGTGACTTCGGCCTCGATGATCGTCAACGCCTACCTGAAGCGGCCCGAGGGCCTCGTCTGGTCGCCCGACGCCAACGGCATGGCCGCCTGGATGACGGCTCTGAATCCGACAGTCACCTATACGGCCCCTTCTCCCATTTCTCCGGGTGCAAATGTGCAGGTCACGATCCCCAACGCCCAGTTCGGCTTCCAGACCGTGGGCGAGGTCGTCATCCTCGACAGGGCCAACCCGTCCCTCGCCGAGGCGTGCGTCGTCCTCTCGACCACCGGCAGTACGCTGACCCTTCAGTCGGTGCAGTTCTCCCACGCGGCTTCCGCCACGGTGGACTTCGGCCTGACGATCATGGAGGAGAAGCCGCTGCCCCCGAACCGGCCCATCACCAGGACCTCGCGGACGCCCGCGGCCCGCGTGATCTCCGGCTTCGGCCGCTACGGCTACGGCAGGCGCGGCCAGCAGGCCGCGGGCGTCGAATTCATCCCGACGCTCCTGCCCATCGTGCAGGGCTTCGGCGGTCCCCCCTTGTGGGTGCCGTTCGACGTGACGGCCCTCGACGTGAACATGAACACCGGCGAGATGTGGGTGCCTTCGGGCCTCCTGCTCGCGTACTTCTCCGACGTGCGGCTGCGCTACGTGGCCGGCTGGAGCGCCGCCACGCTCCCCACCGACGTCAAGCAGGCCACCGCCAGCATCGTCCGGGGCCAGATCGACACGCCCTTCTCGGCCAACATGAAAATACTCAAATCAGGCGACGGCATGATGCAACGCTTCGGGGCGGAGAGCCTCGACGACGACATCAAGGCACTGCTCGAACCCTACAAGGCCAGGCTGATGGCATAATGCCCAACTTTTTATATCCGCGCACGATTCAAATAAGCCGCCCGAACCAGAACACCTCCGTGGGCGTTCAGCCTTACGGCGGCGTGCTGGCGACGAACGAAAGCGTGATAGCCACCGGCATCCCGGCCCACATCCAGTCCGATCGGCAGGGAACCAAACCGCAGACCGGGCTTCCCGGCGACGCCGCAGGCGAAAGCACATGGAAGATCATTTTCAAGGCCGCTCTCGGCCTGGTGCAAACCGACGATGTCATCACCGACGACCTCGGCAACCGCTATCAGGTCATCTCGGCGGATTGGGGGCCGCTGGTCACCACCTGCCGCTCACAGATATTGCAGAACTGACATGAAAGACAAGGAGCAGCCCAAGAAGCCCGACAAGCCGCCGGCGAAGCCGACCGCGGCCGAGCGGGAACTTTCGCGCGCGAAGCAGATCGTCGAACGCTGGGTGGTCGAGTAATGGCCGACCTCGCGGACGTAGAACAAGTCATCGTCTCCACCGTCACCCAGCTGGTCTACCCCAACGGGACCGCCGCGGCGTCCGTCGTCGGACAGCCGTGCAAGGTGTACCGGGGCTGGCCGGTTCCGGCGAACCTCACCGCCGACCTGAAAGCGGGCTACGTCAACATCTCGGTCTTTCCGCTCGACATGGAGCAGAACGTAACCCGCTATACCACCGACTGGCAGGAACTGCCGACGTTCACGACCAACCTGACCATGACGGTTTCCGTCAGCACGATCACCATCGCCGGGACGATTAACTGTCCGCAGAACGTGGCGGTCCTGGTCAACAGCCAGGCTTTCGTCTACCCCCTTCAGTCAACAGACACGCCCACGAGCATCGCCACGGCACTTGCCGCCCTGATCGGCGCTCCGGCCAGCAGCATTGGCCCGGTCATCACCGTGCCGGGGGCGACAACTTTGGCCACACGCATCGGCGCTGTCGGATCCTTGATTCAGGAAGTCAGGCGGCAGAAGAAGTCATTTCGCATCACGATCTGGTGCAACAGCCCGCTCGTTCGGGACGCCGTCGCCAGGGTCATCGACCCGGGCCTTGCATCCCTGACCTTTATCACGCTGCCGGACGGCAGCCAGGGCCGGATACGCTACGAGCGCACCCACCCGGACGACGTGCCGGAGAAGGCGCTTTTGTTCCGCCGTGACTTGGTCTACTCGGTCGAATACGGCACCACGAACGTCCAGAAGGGTGCGGCCTTGGTCAGCGAGATCATCAATCTCACGGGCGGCCTCGATCCGAACGACCCACCGGTTAAAAGCATTTCAATTTAGTCAACAAGGAGATCCGTCATGGCAATAGTCCTCGTCGTAACCAACCCGTTCGGCGGCCTAAGCCAGGGCGACCGCATCACCGACCCGGCGGAGATCGAAGCGGTCCTGTCCGGTGAAAACGCCCACCACGTCGTGCGGGCAGACCACGCCGACGTTCCGGCCCCCAAGACACCCTCGAAAACCAGCAAATAACAGGAGCAACCGCCCATGACCATTGTTCAATCGGGGAGCGTCAACACCACCGCCTTATTGGTGCCGGATATTCTCATTCAGATCGTCCCGCCTTCGTGGACGCTCTTAAACGGCGTACCGACCAACATTCTCGGCGTCATCGGCACCGCGACGTGGGGACCTGTCAACAGCCCGACCATCGCCAGCGGGGTGGCCGACACCGCCACACAGTTCGGGGCCATGCAACCGCGTAAATACGACCTCGGCACCGCCGTGGCCGCAGCAGCCCTGCAAGGCGCGGCCAACTTCCGCCTAGTGCGCGTTACCGACGGCACCGATGTGGCGGCTAGTGGAGTCGTCAACCAGGCGGGAGCCGCATCGGCAACCGTTGTAAGTGGCGGCAGCAGCGGCTACGCTGTGAATGACACGATTACCCTGACCGGAGGAACGTTTGCGACAGCTACCGTTCTCACCGTGACCTCAGTAGCTTCCGGCGTCGTCACCGGGGTTTCAGTCACCACCGCAGGAAATTACAGCGTCCTGCCGACCAACCCCGTCTCCAAGGGAACAACCTCCGGCTCGGGCGTTGGCACGCCGACGTTCAACCTGTCCTTCAACTGTCTGACCCTCACCGCGAAATACACCGGCACCACCGGCAACAGCCTGACCGCCATCGTCGGCACGGGCACAAACAATACCAGCGGCGCGCCGACCTTCAAGCTAACGCTCGCCCTCCCCGGCCTTCTCCCTGAAGTCTTCGACAACATCGGCGGGACCGGAAACGCCCTCTTCACGAACATGGTAAACGCCATCAACCTAGGCCAGAGCGGCCTTCGCGGGCCGTCCCAGCTCGTCGTCGCAACGGCAGGAGCGGGAACTACCGCCCCGACCGTTCCCGCCACGGTCGCCATGTCAGGCGGCACGGACGGCGCGACCACGATCACCGCCGCCGTACTCATCGGCCTGGACACCATACCCCGCAAGGGCATGTACGCCCTGCGCGGCACCGGAGCGAGCATCGCCATGCTGGCGGACGCCGACGATTCGACGCAGTGGACGACGCAGGTCGCCTACGGCCTTTCTGAAGGCACGTACATGATTATGACCGGCCCCGCCGGCGACACCATAAGCAACGCCACCACGACCAAGGGCACGGCGGGCATCGACAGCTACGCCGCCAAGCTGCTCTTCGGCGACTGGTGCTACATCAACGACAACGTCAACAACCAGGTCCGCCTGATCTCGCCCCAAGGTTTCGTGGCCGGGATACTGGCCAATCTTTCGCCGGAACAATCCAGCCTGAACAAGCAGATGCTCGGAATCGTCGGCACCCAGAAGAGCTACGCCAACCAGCAGTACAGCAATGCGGAATTGCAGGCTTTGGGCGCGGCAGGCATCGACGTTATCACCAATCCCGTGCCGGGAGGGAAGTATTTCGGCGCACGCTTCGGCCATAACACATCGAGCAATGCAGTCATTCACGGGGATAACTATACCCGCATGACCAACTACATCGCATCATCCCTGAACGCTGGCATGGGCATCTACATCGGCAAACTCATCAGCCCCACCGAAATGAACCAGGCCAAGGCCACGCTGGACAGCTTTTTCCAGAACATGTTCCAGCAGAAGATGATTCAGGGCTGGAAGGTGGTGCTCAACGCCTCGAACAACCCGCAGAGCCGCACGGCGCTCGGATACCAGCAAGCGGACGTTAAGGTCCAGTACCTCGCCATCAACGAGTTCTTCCTCATCAACGTCGAGGGCGGCCAATCTGTCGTCATCCGGGGGAACACCGCGCCCGCAATTTAGCACATAAGGAGTATCGCCCATGCCCATCAATAATTTCTCAGTCGGCAAAGACGTATCGGTGACGGTCGTCACCAGCTACGGCACGCTGACCTTGACCGGCCTCACGGAGTTCGTCGCCGACCCGATGACCACCGATATTCGTTCCAAGCTGATCGACGGCACGCCGCTGTTCGGCTTCATCCCCGACGGCTATAAGGGTTCGTTCAAGCTGGACCGCCTTAATCCCAACGTCGATAACTACTGGGCGCAGGTCGAGGCCGATTACTTCGCGGGAAAGAACAACCTCGCCGGAACGATCGCCGAGATCATCCAGGAGGCCGACGGCTCCACGACCGAATGGCGCTACGACGGCGTGGTTCTCAGGCTCGAAAAGTCCGGCGACTGGGGCGGCGACAAGAAGGTCGAGCAGATGGTCACGTTCGAGGCGGCCCACAAGGTGAAGGTGTCGTAATTGCTGGACAAGTTTCTCATAGCAGAGTATCAAGGAGGGACAACCCTAAACCAAGGATGGTTCTCATGACCGATGACGCAATAAACGATAATACGATTCCAAAACTTTGCATCAGCCAGTGCGTTTGCAAGAACGGTCAGTTGATCGTCAAGCCGATTGAGGCCGGTGAGCAGCCGCCTGAGAAAATCGTTCATCCTCTGAACCTAACAGGCGACACCCGCTTGTTTGCCAAAAACGGTGAAATCGTCCGGCCATTTATGACGGTGGAATTCAATTATCTCCAGACGGTTGACGTATCAGGAATTGGCATTGCAATCTACGAGGAAGTCTCCACGAGCGAGTTCGACCCCAGCGACATGCAACCCATAGCAGTCCGTTCACTCGATAAGGAATTCGAGGAACTGAACCCATCACCGCAACAGTAGCTGTATGGCCAAAGTCACTGTACATCACGAACCCGAAACGCCTACGAAGGCGGCCGTCAAGTCAGCCAACCAACTCATCTACGTGACTGACGCAAGGGGCCGAAAGATTGGCCTTCGGCGGCTCCCATTCCTCGAAGAGGTCCGGATCGCGGACACAGTGGGAGCAGCGCGGGCCGCGAACCAGGCCTATATGGGGATGGTCAACCCGTTGCTCTACATCGCGGAGATCGACGGCGATCACATTTCCACTCCCCGCACGCTCATGCAGGTTGAGGCGCTGATCCAGCGCGCCGACCATGAAGGATTCATCGCCGCCGCCCTCGGCATCAAGGAACATTTCTCCGAGTCGAATCCCGAACTGGAGAAGCAAATAAAAAACTTGGTCGGCACCCAGGACTCCGAGACCGTCTCTGGCTCGTGAAGAACGGGGTGCCTTACGACGTTGCCTTCAGTCTCCAGCCTGAATACGTCGCCGCCTACGGCATCATCTTCGGCGAAATGGAAGGCAGCGAGTTTGACTGGTCAACATTTCTCTGGAAGAAACGGACTTGAAAGAATTCAAGAGCATCGAGGCCTTTGCCGCCCACCTGCTGGTTGTGGCCGAGGCCGAGCAGATCGCCGCCCGCAGGGCGCTGCAAAAGGCCGCAAAGGTCGTCGAGAAACGGGCCAAGGAAAAGATCGGCGAGTACCAGCAAGAGACTGGACCGTTCATCGCCTGGCCGGAGTTGTCGGAAGC